CCACCCAGAACATTGCTTGTGATGTAGGTGTAGTAAATATCTTCTGAATCAATACGGATAAATCCAGATCCAGCCAGCCCAACAACAGTGCTTAAAGTAATTGTGGTGTCTGTAGCGGTAATGTTTCCAGACAACGTTGCAGACGTTGGATTGGTTTCCCCGGACAAACGTTGAATCCAAACTTGAATTGGTCTTGCTTGCTGAAGCTTGTTTGGAATAGTGGCATACGTAGAAACACTAATTCGGCTAATCGTTAAATCAGCCTGCGTAGAAGCTGTGTTAGATCCTGTACGGATTACATGCTCAAGCAAATCAATTGTGTTTGTAGGTAGGGCATATGTGTTTAAACCGGGAGTCAGGTTAATAAAACCCTGCTCCATCGTCCACATGTTAATACCCTTGTTCTGCCACTCTATGGTCATCAAGTTCATCGACCTACGTGCTGTACGCAAGTCATAACCTGAACGCATTTCCCGGCCAGCCCTCTCCCACGCTTCCTCGGCAATCTCCGTGAAGTCCATATTAAAAAGAGTTGAGCCGGTGGTGGTCATCTAAATCCTGCCGTTTTCTTTGCTATTGCTTTAGGTTGAGCTACAAACTGTTTACCAGATGCTTTACCAGCACGTTTGGCTCTGGTTGTAGCCGCATATTCTTGAGGAGATAAAGACTTAATAGCCGCTTCAGGCAAATATCTCTCACCCGTCTTGCTAGACGGTTTACCAGACTTAGTGCGCCATTTCTGGTCGCCCCAATCCTTAAGAGATTTCTGAGGCGCTTTCAATCTCTATATCCCCCACCAGCTTTTTTATAACGTTGTGCCACCATTTGAGCTTTTCTGGCTGACCATTGTCCAGCACCCGTTCCTGCTGTAGCCTCTGCTTTAACTTCATTAAAAATACGCTTGCGTAACTCGGGCTTGGTATAGTTTCCGGCGGCGTTGACTGTGGACTTACCACCTTCCGCCATTTTCTTGGGCTTAACACCAGCCTCTTTCATGGCAATAGCAGTTGCGGCTTGTTTAGCCAATCCACCTTTTGCAAATCTATGGGTTACTTGAACACCAGCTCCGGGTATTCCAGCACCACGGTTGCCAATTTTTGCATCCAAGTAAGCTTGCAAGGAAGTGTTTGGAGCTATTTGTTTTTCAGCAGTTAAACGACCACCAAGCTCTTTCACGCCCTTAGCAAGGTTTAAACGTGGGTTTTCAACGCCAAATTTAACTGCATCTTCTTTCTCTTTGTCAGCGACTGTGCCGCCTTCTTCAAATTGAGTGAAGTTAGTATCATCTCGGCGAGCCTTACGGCTCCCCTTAGGCATTTTGCTTGGGAGAACGGCTCCCATTCCCCGGCTTGCCATCATTTTTTTATCCCTTTAAGAGTCTCAGCTAAACGGGCACGTTGGCCTGTTACACCGGTCTTCTTAGCGGCAGAAGCAAGTTTCTTGGCTGGAATGGTTTTCCCAGCTTTAACACCTAGCGCTGAACGTAAAGCACCGGGTTTTTTAATAGCTTTCTGGATCCATTTTTCAGCCATGATTATTTTCCTTTGTACATACCGCCACCGCACATGGCAATCATTGTGCCTTTGGTTTTACCCTTAGTAGCACAACCATCAGCACGTTTAGAGGCTGAACTAACTTTGCCGCCGTTGGCATAACCCATTGCTTTGATCTTTGCACGGTCTTTGGCATCCTTCATCTCTTGGATTGCCTCACGTTGTGCAGGAGTGCGCTTTGCGTCTTCCATCTCAGCCACTGTAGGAGGATTAACAAAACCACGACCAGCGCCAGCTTCGCTCTTACCCATTAATTTATCGAGAATGCCCATGATATTTCCTTAGCAAATCTTGCAACGAGTTTTGCCTTTAGAGGCAATACCATCAGCACGGCGAGAAGCTGAACTTACAGAGCCACCAGACTTCATTCCGGTATTGCGACCAGAAGGTGCGTAAGTGGAGTTCTTTTTGTAAGTGCTTGGTTCGCCTTTTTCTTTATCTACGCCAGAATTACGACCAGAAGATGCAGATGTTGCATTCTTCTTGTATGTACTTTTTGGAGCTTCTTCGGCCTTAGCTTTAGGCTTGGCAAAGTTACTGAGAGAGTTGGCATCAAACGTCTCTGCGGTCGTAACAGGCTTTTGTTTCATGATTGAAGTAGAAGGCTCAGTCTCAGTCTTCTTAACCACGCTTGGAGCTGATGGTCGGTAAGAACCTTCACCCAAAGCATTACGAGCCGCTTGATCACGGCTTCTGTCCATGGCAGACATAGATGGTTTAGATGCCGAAGGTTTTTCTGATGGCGTAGACACAATCGGCTTGGTACGTGGGCCAGAGTATTCTTCAGCAACACTTGCATCGCCTGATGGCTGACGCATACCTTGTTTACGGCCTTCTTCAAAGATAGGATTAGGTTGTGCCGTAGGACGAGCAACAGGCATTGGTGCTGTTTCCTCCTGCTTGGTAGAAGCTTCCGAGCGTCCACGGCCAGCACCAAAGCGTTTGTATGCCTCAGAGTTGGGATCATCAATATTGCCCATGCGTAAACGCTGGAAAAAGCCTACATCTTCACCCTTAGAGGCTTTAAGACCAGCTTCTTTGTCAGCGACTTCACCGCCTTCGTCGTAACGTTTAAACTTCATTGACTTTTTCATGACCGTTCCTTAGCAAGGCATTCCGCCCTTGTTCATTTTGATCTGCGTGGCTTTTGTCTTGCCTTTTGAAGCAATACCGTCAGCCGCACGGGTATATCCACCAGAAGACAGTTTTAGCTTAGTGCCTTTGCCGCCTTTATGCTCTTGCATATCGTGTTGTTTAAACGCTTTTTTGATCATGGCTTTGTCTTGGGCTATATCCATCTTGCCGCCTTCGGCCATGCCACCCTTTTTCATGCCCATCATTTGTTTGCGATCCATCATCATGTCAGCTTTAGAGCCTTCTTTCATGCCCTTTTTTTCAACGTCTTTGCCTAATTTCTCAAACATTTTCATTTTAGAATTCATCATATCGCCACCTTTTGAAAATTTCTTGCCTTTATCGGCATTTGAAAAGTCTTGTCCCACCTTCTGTGGAACTCCTACTTTCTTGGCGAACGATGGCGAATGAGCAATCGCTTCCATGAAATTGTGTTGCTTTTTACTTGTGCTCGGCATCATTTCCCCGCTTGAATAAGTTGATCAATTTTTGCTTCAAGCTTGTTAAAGCGTTGATCAATGTGGTTTGTAATTCGATCCACTTCTGCTTGAGTAACGTTATCACGGGCAACCTCCTCACGGGTTTTGTTCAACAAAATAGTGACACGAGCCAGTTCTTTAAACTTTTCGTTCATCATGTAACCAAACAATCCCATTACCAAAGATAAGATTGCTGACCATGCGGTGTTTAAATCTAGCATTTCCACCTCGCAAGAGAGGCCGCTTTACGGGTAGGTTTGCCGTTCTCATCTTTCATCGGGCCGGGCATTCCAGACATCCGAGCACAAAATGATTTCTTGCGTGGGCCGCCTTCAGGCTGAGGTGCTTTTAAATTACTTCCTGTTGCGGCGTTGTACTTAGCCCTACCTTTGGCAGTTAAGCCTGCGCCCTTAGATACAGGAAGCTTTTCCCCACGGCCAATAGCCAGTGATGGGCCTTTTTTCTTGGGGGTTGCTTTAGCCATTTACAACTTTCAATTTAGATTGATAGATGTTTTCCAACATTGGCATTACAACTTCCTCTCGGAAGTTTCGTTCAAATGTTTCTTGTCCAACATGGGGCAAGCTAATGTCAACGTCGATATAAACAGTGAAACCCATTTCAGTAGCTCTATCGCAGAATAAATAGTCTTCTCCAACATATTTACCGTCCCTGATAGCAAAGTCAAATACTGCCGACATCTTCTCTGTCGGGGATTTTTCATAAATCCACTCTGGATGTGCCTCTACCAGACGCTCAATGACATGACGCTGAATTAGCATAAACCCTGTAGGCGCACGTTTTAAACGCATCAAAGAGCCTTCAAACTCTAAGTCGCCATTGTCATCAAAGTAAACATCTGCAAAGAATTTAGCATCCTTGGCTCTGCGTGGGTATGCGCCAGCAGTTATATCCATGCCACCACTTTGAGCCATCAAGCGCAGAATATCGTCAGGCTGAACAATAACATCCGCATCAATAAACAGAAGCTCTGTGCAGTCTGTCTTTAAGAATTCGTGTACTAGGGCATTACGAGCCATAGTAATGATTGAGCAATTAGACAAATCAGACAACGTGACGGATACACCAAGACTCATTGCTTTGGGCATTAACTGCGCCAGAGCAAATGCAGTCTTGATGTTTAGCTTGCCGTCATAAGCGGGGATGCCTATAAACAGCTTGCGCCCCATCAATGTTGCCTGTTTTGTTTCAGCCATAATAAATATTGCAAGCTACTACGTTACTCATTTGGGCATACACCCCGTCAAAAACAACTACTCCATCATCAGGAATGAATGGAGAATTATTAAATGAGTCGCTTGCCGCAACGTCATAAGTCATAATCCAACGGCTTGCAAAAACCATTGCCGCGCCAGCAGTAATACTGCCAGAGTTTATGTCCGTAAGCGTAAACGTACTTGAGTTTGTAACGGTTACTACGTAGTTTCCATTAGTGGCTGTACCGCCTGTGCCTGCCGCAAAATCAACGCCAATGGTTTGCCCAGTTGTTAAACCATGCGCAGATAATGTGACGGTAATAGTTGTACCAGAACGACCATAAGTTGCTGTAGTTACCGGAGCAACAGTGGTATCAAATAACGAAACGTATCCAGCAGTCGCAGAGCCAGTAAATGAAATGGCTTTGACTCGGTTACGGCCAAGCACCATAAATCCACTAGCGTTTATATGCGCCTGTTTAACAGGGGTCTGATTCATAATTAATCTCCTTGTAAATGGGGGCCAAAGCCCCCTAGATTAATTAGTTTTGCTGTGAAGACTGTTGCATTGCGCCATCAGTGTTGCGCACAATGTATGCAACGATCACAGTCGCCGCGCCGGTTGAGGAAGAACCGGTAGTGGTAAATGTTAATGCCGCATCAGTAGCGCCAACGTTTGCTTGTGTAGGTGTAAAAC